TAATGGTGGAGATAGAACAGAAACAACCACACCAGAAAACGATGTATGTAATTCATATGGAATAGAATCAGTATGGGGATTGGGAGATAAGATTCAATCTTCATCGTGGTTATTAGAAAAATATTTAAATATCGCGGAATAATGAACATAGAACAATTAGTAAATGATTATCCGAATGATATGGAACTTGGAAAAATAGTAAGAGAGCTATATCTTAAAGGAATTCAATACAGAGAAGAGCTCTCTGAAAAAATGAAAGATGCCAAAATCTTCGAATCACCAGATGGAGGTAGAACAATATATGTTAGAGGTTGGGGAGAACCAACTTCAACAAGAAAAAAAGTTACAAAACAATTAAATCTATTTAATGAAACTAATAAAGAATCCAAATAAATTAAGAAAACCATTGGAAAAAAAACCAATGAGTCAAGAAGAGATTGATAAAGTATCAACTATTCTTCTAAAAGAATTAACAAAACATGGAGGTATTGGATTATCTGCAAATCAAATTGGTTTGGATGTATGTGCCTGTGTAATCAATGTTAAAGAACCTTTGGTGTTAATAAATCCAAAAGTAACAGATGTATCAGAAGGTACAGTTGCTTATGTGGAACAATGTTTATCATTGGATAAAACAATGAGAAAACCAGTTAAAACAGTAAGACATAAATCATTCACAGTTGAAACAGATAATTTAGGAACAGTTATATTCTCACCTGATTCAGAAACAGGTACATGGGAAAATTCAGATGAATTCTTTTCAGATGAAGGATTGTTAGAATGTGTATGTGCTCAACATGAGATAGACCATCTTCATGGAATATTAATCACAGACCCGATTAGAAGATATACAGAAACAATCACAAGAGGAAAGAAATATGGTAGAAACGAAAGGGTAATGGTAAAATTATCTGATGGTTCTACTCAATTTATGAAATACAAAAAGGCACAGTCATTACTTGAAAGTGGTGCAGAAATCTTATAATTTATTTAAAAATGGGAAAACTTATATTTAATTATACCGACAAAGAGTTATTGGAAGTACAAAGAGAAGCTTCAAAAATAGAATTCGAAGTACCAGATGATATGAATATATCCGAATTCAAAGTTATGTGTGTGAGATTAGCTTCGGCTATGGGGTATCACGAAAATTCAATTAAAAAATCATTCGGAGATTTGGTTTTTGGTAATGATGAACCAAACAGTATAAAGGAATTATTAGATGAGCTTAATATCAAAAAAAGTTATTCAGAATCTAAATAACAGAATACTAACGCAAAGTATTATAATGCAAAATCTTGTAGATATAATACTTGAAAATGGGTTAATATCTGAAGAAGATTTGGAACAAAGAATTAAAAAAGACGTAGACGAGCTTACTAAAACCTTGGATAGTTTACAAAAAAACTCCTCTGATGATACAAATTATTCAGAAGAGCTGGAGGGTTTTTATTTCGGACCCGTTGGTGAGGCTTAAAAGTTTTTACCAATTTATTTGGAAATATCGAAAATTTTTCGTATATTTGTATAAAAGAAGTAAGTTAATCAAAAGGAGTAATCCCTATGAGAAAACAAATTATATTTACATTGATAGTTTCATTACTATCATTTGGAATGATAGATTCCGCGGTTGGTGATAAAACACCAGATAAAACTCTTGAACAGATGATTCAAGAAGAAGAACTCAGAGAGTTAGAATTAAAAAGACTTGAAGAGGAAAAAATTAAAAAATATCATGAAGATGAACTTAATAGATTCTTAAATGATATAGGACACAGAGAAAGTGGTAACAGATATGATATCACAAATACTTGGGGATATATGGGAAGATTTCAATTCGGCAAATCAACATTAAAAGGTTTAGGATTTAAAGTTTCTAAAACCGAATTTCTTAATAATCCACAACTACAAGATTCAGCAATGATGGCTTTATTAAATCACAACAAAGAAAAATTACAAAATTATATTGATATTTACGATGGTAAAACTATCAATGGTATGTATGTTTCTGAAAGTGGTATATTAGCAGCTGCTCATCTTGGAGGACAAGGTTCTGTAAAAAGGTATTTCAGAAAAGGTAAAGTATTTTCTGATGCCTATGGTACAAAAATAACATCGTATATGAAACAGTTTAGTGGATACGATATAAAATTAAATTAATATGTTAGAAATATTTACAACCTATAATATTATTATAGGAGTTTCTGCAATTGCCAATATTGTTTTATTGGTAGGGGTTAGAAATTTATTAAAACAAAATGAACAACTCGAAGATAGACTTGTTGAAACAATTGGTTCGATTAGATTTAGAATCTCTGAATCATTAAAAGAAATGAGAAGATTGGATACCAAACAAGCATTTGAAAAAGATGATGAAGTTGGAGTTACTTTCGGTGAATTAAAAAAGATAGTAGAAGAGTTAAATAATCAGATATAAATTATGCCAAGACCAAGAAGAAAGAAATCCAAAATATATTTTGGAACACCTGCTCAGGAAGCTATAGTAGAGTACAACAAATGTAATGACCCCAAGAAAAGGTCTAAAATTTATGAAGAACGAATTAAGTACCCATTTGAAAAATTAGCAGAGAATGTTATAAATACATTTAAGTTTACTTACTTCGATGTACCGAAGAAGGATATTCAAACAGAAGTAGTTTCTACAATGGTGGAGAAGATGCATATGTTTAAAGAAGGTAAGGGTAGAGCCTTTTCTTACTTTACTATTATTGCAAAGAACCATTTGATTTTAAAGAATAATGGTAACTACAAAAGATGGAAACAAAATGCACTTCTTTCAGAAATGCCAGAAACTTGGAATCCTGAAAATGATTTTTATGAATCTCAAGAGAATGATGAATTTAAAGATTTTAAACAAATCATGTTAGAGTATTGGGATAATCACTTAACTCAAATTTTTAATAAGAAAAGAGATATTCAAATAGCAGATGCAGTATTAGAATTATTTAGAAGAAGTGAACATATAGAAAACTTTAATAAAAAACATTTGTATCTTCTTATAAGGGAAATGACTGATTGTAAAACTCACTACATTACCAAAGTTGTAAATGTAATGAAAACACATCAAAAGAAAATGTTAAACGAATACTTAGAAACAGGTCAATTTAACGATATCCAACAAGAGTTTTGGGATAACGAAAATTATTAAATTAAAATGTCAAAAGGTTACATATTAGGAATTAGTTGTGGATATCACGATAGTGCAGCTGCTTTAATCAAAGATGGTAAAGTTCTTGGTGCAGTTGAAGAAGAAAGATTCACAGGTATAAAACATGATTCCTCATTTCCAATAGAAACCATAAAGTGGTTGTATTCTGAATTTAGAATTGAAAAGGATGATATCGATGCCATTTGTTTTTATGAAAACCCAAACTTAAAATTAGATAGAATTGATAAGAGTACAAGAAGAGGTGGTGTTCTAAATTATTTTAAAAGAAAAAAAATTCTTAATAGAAATGAAAAAGAGTATAAAAAATTAGATACTTTAATAAATTCTATAAAGGGTAATAATACTAAAATAATTTATGGTGACCATCACTTATCTCATGTTGCTTATTCATATTATACATCAAACTTTGATAGAGCAACAATACTTTCAGTAGATGGAGTTGGTGAATGGGAAACAACTTCAATGTATTATGGAGAGGGAAATCGTTTAGTAAAAATAGGAACTGTAAACTTTCCACATTCATTAGGAATGTTATATTCATCTTTTACTGCATTCTTAGGATTCAAACCAAACGAAGGTGAGTACAAGGTAATGGGATTGGCACCATATGGAGATTCTACGAAATATGAAAAACAATTTTCAAAACTAATTTATCCAAAAGGAGATTCATATGAAATCAATATGAGTTACTTTACTTATGATTATTCTGATGAGATTATGTTTAATGAAAAACTCAGTAGGTTATTTAAAATAGTAAATAGATTACCAGAAGATGAACTTACACAAGAACATAAGGATATAGCGGCAGGATTACAATCTACTTACGAAAAAATATTTTTTCATTTACTAAATAACCTTTATGTAAAAAAACAAACACATAACTTATGTTTGAGTGGTGGTTGTGCATATAATGGAACGGCTAATGGTAAGATATTAAAAAACACAAACTTCAACAGAGTTTATATTCCACCAGCTCCATCTGATGCTGGTTCTGCTATTGGATGTGCATTACATTATCATTATTCTACAAATTTAAAATCCAACAGAATAGATAATTCATATCCTTATCTTGGTCCTCACTACACAAATGATGATGTAGAAAAAGTATTAAAAGAATTTGAAAATGATGTTTGGTTTACAAAGAAATTACACTCTGAAATTATAGATGATATTGCACAAGAAATAACAGAAGGAAATGTTGTTGGTTGGTTTCAAGGTAGAATGGAATTTGGTGCAAGAGCATTAGGTAATCGTTCTATACTCGCCAACCCAAGAGACCCTCAGATGAAATCAAGAGTAAATAGAGTTATTAAAAAACGAGAAGGATTCAGGCCATTTGCCCCAATAGTAAAACTCGAAGAACAACTTAAGTATTTTGATTATACTGAATCAGTTCCTTATATGAATCAAGTTATACAAGTTAGAAAAGAATATCAAAAAGATTTACCAGCTATTACTCATATAGATGGTTCAGCTAGAATACAATCTTTAGGACATTCGGGACATTCACTAATGTATAAGTTGTTAAACAAGTTACAATCTATAAATGGTTATCCTATTGTTTTAAATACTTCTTTTAACTTAAAAGACCAAACAATGGTATTAGACCCCAAATCAGCTATTCAAACATTTCTAAATTGTGAAATGGATACTCTTGTGATTCACAACTACATCTTAAAAAAGAAAATACTTTAAGTCATTTCGAGGGGTTTTTTTATTGACACCCATTATTGTTTACTCATTGGGTGTTAAAATCAAAACCATACTTTTTATTTCATATATACAATAGTTATTTGTGGACAAGTCCGATGTTTTGGAATATGGAAAAGTTATTTTCTTTAAATAAAAACAAAGGAGAACTATATGGAATTTTTGAAAAAAGTTGGCTCATGGGCTGACGAACTAACAAAAATCGGTATTAGTATCATCGCCTTGGGAGTTGTACTTGAAGTATTATTCAAAGGTGCAGAAATCCCATTTTGGCCAGAGGTATCAGTAGTTGATAACATCATGGGCATTTTAGGAGGTCTGAGTGCTGAAGGTCTATTAGGACTGGTTGGTGCTTTCGTACTATATCATATAATTAAGAAGTAGTAAATACTTTTTAATTCCATAACGCGTTAACAATTTAAAACCTCTCTTCGGAGAGGTTTTTTATTTTACCATATTTATATACAACATAATATGGTATAATCATGAGTACAAATTTTGAATTATTTCCTGGTAAAGATTTAAGTGGATTGTTTAAGGATATCTACGATAACCAACAGAATAAAAAACAAAGAATCTCAGAATTAATTTCTGAAATGAAAAAGGTAATTAGACATTCTGGTGATATGGCAGTGATTGGGCCAATCATAAAAGATTTAGTTGATACTTCAGTAAGAAACGATGAATCACTAATTAAGATGGCCTCTATTGCACAAAGAATGATTGCATCTAAGGATAAGGTAGAAGGTGATACAGGATTCCTATCGGATGATGAAAAGGAACAACTTCTAAAACAATTAGATGAAACAATTGCTGAAGTTGCAGATGAACAAGATTTAAAGGTTGATGAACTTACAAACGAAATAGAAGAACTTAAACAAAAGGTATCTAAGTAATGGGTAGAACTTCAATATCAAATAGTAGTTTTTATTCTAATAAAGGAAAGAAACTTTATGAAGGAGCTAATTCAAGAGTTGGTACAGTTATATTTGTACACCTTGATGATTCTGAAGCAGAACCATTAGAACTGCCAAGTGATTTAACAGATAAAGTACATGATAAACAATTTGTAATTGGATATTGTAAAATTGTACAAAGAGGTGAATCTACTTATAATGTAAATAATATACCAGAATATCCACCATCAAATCCTGATGAGGGAATCCCACTACTTGGAGAAACTGTTCAGTTGGTAGAAGTGGGAGGTAAACTTGCTTATAAGAGAATTCCAAATATAAATTTAAATGCTGGTAATGCTGTTGAAGATGCATTATTAAGAGGATTGCCTGATGAGGAATCTGGAGGTGGTAGTAAAGATTATTCAACCACATCACAAACAGGTACGGCTAACTCTTCTGATGAAGGAGATAGAACAACTAAGTTCGGTGAGTATTTTGAAAAGAATCAAATAAACCCATTACGATTATATGAAGGTGATAAATTAATTCAATCTCGATTTGGACAATCGATTAGATTTAGTGGATATAATAATGATGAAAACATTTTAGCTCCTACTATAATAATTAGAAATAAACAAAATCCAAAATCATTTGATGAGTTAAAAGAGTATCAACATACTGAAGAAGATATTGTTGAAGATGGTTCTACTATAGCAATAACAAGTGGAGAGTACTTATTAAACTTTGTACCAGGAACAGAAGATTCACCATTTGATACCGAACCAATATATCACACTCCACCTGATGAACTAAAAGGTACAGACCAAGTATTGGTTAATAGTGGTAGAATTATTTTATCAGCAAAAGATTCTGAAATGATATTTTACTCTAAGGGAGATTATTCATTTATATCTGATGGTAAACTTACAATTGATAATGGTAATGATGGTGCTTCAATTGATTTGAATGGTGATTTATTGATTACTACCAATGATAATGATATGAAGTTTTTGGCCAGTAGTGGAGAAATTTACCTTAACACAGAATCGGATGAACAACCATTAGTAAGAGGACAGGTTTTAGTTGATTTACTAAAAGACCTTTGTTCAGAACTTCAGAAAGAAATACATCCAACACCAGCAGGACCATCAGCTCCACCATCAAACGCATCAGCATATGCAGGAATATCGAATAAGTTAGATACTATTTTATCTACATTAAACTTTACGGAGTAAACTAATGTCATTTGCTTTATTTAAATCAAATATGTTTATGTACATGAATCGACCTGAAGGTATAGATTCATATAAAGACTTTGCGAAAAAAATTACCGATGAATATGATATAGCGGCTCGTAGTGGAATGCAAACTATAAACAATATCCCACTTTCTAGTCCGAACAAATCTTTAATGAAGATTTTGGTAACACTAGCTTGTGCTAAAGCACTAAGTAAGAAAAGTGGTTATCATAATTTTATAGATGATATTGGAAAGGGATGTGTTGGTTATTGGACAGGTGCAACACTATTGACAGGAATACCACCAATTATACCATCAATTGGTGCAATACAAAATATAACATCAACCGCTGCCTTTACTTTAAACCCTGGTACTTGGACACCGGTCGGCCCACTAATACCTACTACTGATATTAATATGTTTTTGGATAGATTGATAATGGCAATGCAAATGCATCTTACAACAGTTAGTGGATTATACATAACAATATCAATGTATCCAGGATTCCCACTTATACCACCTGCACCTGGTATCTTAACTTGGACGGGATTTACAATACCATAAAATTGATAATAATATATTTATATTAAGATAAACTAAATTAAATAAAATGGATTCAAAACAATTAGTAAAAGTTATCAAAACCATTGTTGAGGCAGAAGTTGCTAAAAAACATGAGAGGTTTCTTACTAAAACCTTTCCAAAGATATTGGAAGAGGAAGTTAAGAAACGATTAGCAGAGGAGAAGGGAGGTGTAGTCAGCGTTCCCTCTACGCAAGTTCCACAGTTAGTGAATGAGGTAGACCCATTTGAACAGGCAGAACTTGCATTACAGGAACAAAGACAAGCACCAAAAAAACAATTTACTAAAAATTCTGTTTTAAATGAAGTATTGAATAATACAAAACCATTTACAAAAGAACAGAGACAAGGTGGAGCTGGTGGTACTAAATCTGTATTAGATAAGTTACCCCAACAACCTATCCAAGAAAGTATGGATAAAACAGTTACCTTTACAGAACAAGGTGCTGGTGCTGGAGTGGAAGGTATGAGAGCAAATATGGCTGCACAAATGGGTTATGGTAGTGTAAACCAAGGTAGTGTTAGTAAAACAGGCCTTGGAGTAAAAACAGGATTACCTGGTTTAGATAGAATTTTAAACAGAGATAATTCCGAACTTGTAAAAAAGTTTAAGAGATAATGGTAAGTGGATTGATTATAGTGGTAATGGGAATTATTTTAATAATCACTATAATCCAAAACTTATTTAAATAGGAGAAATGATATGGCATATGTAATCGGTAGAAAGGTACTGAAAGATACAGAAGATTTTGATTCTTTTGCATATGGTATTACATTGCCTATAAAGAATGGTGAAACTGGATTTTTTGAACAAGCATTTACTTCTTATGAACAAGCTAAATCAAATTTAAAGAATCTTTTACTTACTAAAAAAGGTGAGAGAATAATGCAACCAAACTTCGGAACAGGATTACAATCTTTATTATTTGAACAGATTGATGATACTTTTGAACAAAAGATACAAGAAACAATAACCAAAAATGTTAATTATTGGTTACCATATATTTCTATTAAAAATATTGATGTAGAAATGACAAACGAATTGAAAGACCAAAATAGGGTAAACTTAAGTTTAGAGTTTACTGTTGGTAATCAAATTGATTTACAAGAATTAACATTTACAGTACAAGGAACAAATTAAGATGGCATTAAATTCAGCAAACTTTAAAAGTAATAACGGAAGAAATATAAAATATCTTGCTAAAGATTTCTCTCAATTTAGAGGAAACTTAATTGAGTACGCTAAAACATATTTCCCAAAAAGTTATTCTGATTTTAATGAAACATCACCAGGTATGATGTTCATAGAAATGGCTTCGTATGTTGGTGATATTCTTTCTTACTATACAGATGATTCTTTAAAAGAATCTTTAATGTTATATGCAGAAGATAAAGAAAATGTTATAGCATTAGCACAATACTTAGGATATAAACCGAAAACAACTTCACCCGCTTTATGTGAAGTAACTGTTTATCAGTTAGTACCATCTACTGGAACAGGAGAAGAAAACAGACCCGATTCTGATTTTTACTTAAGAATAAAAGAAGGTATGGTAATCGAATCTTCCAAAACAAGTACTCAATTTAGAACAAGTGAGTTGGTAGATTTTAATGATGAAACTGATAGAGAGATTACAATATATGAAAGAGATTCTGGTGGTGAACCTACTCAATATCTTATAAAGAAAAAAGTAAATGCATTATCTGCAGAGTTAAGAGAAGTATCTTTTAATTTTGGTAGTACACCAAATAACTTTTCAAAATTAGAAATAGCAGATACAAATGTAATTGATATTTACGATGTAAGAGATTCAAATGGTAATAAGTGGTATCAAGTACCTTACCTTGCACAAGAAATGGTATATGTTGATTATCCTATATCAGAACAAAAAGATAAAGACCTTTCACAATTTAAAGATTCAGTATCAAATGTTTTACAATTAGTTAAAACATCGAGAAGATTCACTACAAAAGTAAATGGTGATAATACAACAACAATAGTATTTGGTGGAGGTACTTCAACTAATGATGAAACACTAATTCCTAATTTTAAAAATGTAGGATTGGGGTTAAACTCATCTATTGATAGATTGGGTTCTTCATTTGACCCATCAAACTTTTTAAAAACAAAAACATATGGACAGGCACCGACTGGAGAATTTACTGTTTCATATTTAATTGGTGGTGGAGTAGAATCAAATGTTGGTAAGGGTGAACTTACAACTATTCAAAGAATAGAATTTGATGATGATGTAAAAACATTTGTAGGAGATGATTTAACTTTATATAACAGAATGAAATCTTCTGTTGCGGTTGATAATGAAATGCCAGCAACTGGTGGTAGAGGTTCTGAAACTATCGATGAGATTAGAGAAAACTCACTTGCAAACTTCGGTTCACAAAATAGAGCAGTAACAAGAAAAGATTATGTTGTAAGAGCACTTTCATTACCTCCAAAGTTTGGTGGTGTTGCTAAAGCTTATTGTGCACCAGATGGTGAGTTAGATAATAATTCACCAAGTTCAATATTAAATAATCCTGATTCTCTTGAAGAATTTGCAGGATTGGTACAATCATTAAAAGAATCAAACTCAACTGAACAAGAAATAAAAGATGAGGTTAGAACATTCTTATCTGGTAAGAAAAATAATATTAATGAAAAGAATAATCCATTTGCTATTAACTTATATGTTCTTGGATATAATTCAAGTAAGTATCTAACATCTTTAAACAGAGCTGTAAAAGAAAACTTGAAAACATACTTAAGTGAATATAGATTACTAACAGATGGTATAAACTTAATTGATGGATTTGTTATCAACATAGGATTGGATTTTGAAATAAGAGTTTATGGTGGATATAATAAAAGAGAAGTTTTAACAAAATGTATCAATGGATTAAAAGAATATTTTAATATAGATAATTGGACATTCAATATGCCTATTAACATTTCAGAAGTTGAAATCTTAATAGCAAATGTAGAAGGAGTTCAATCAGTACCTAAATGTGAAATTATTAATAAATGTTTAGGACAGTACTCTGAACATTCGTATGATATACAAGGAGCAACAAAAGGTAAGATGGTGTATCCATCATTAGACCCTTCTGTTTTCGAAGTTAAATTTCCTAACAAGGATATAAAAGGGAGGGTTGTATAATGTATTACTTTTTAACAGCATCAAAAGATTCAACAATCTATTTACAACAACCAACACAGAATACAGGTTTAGATGAAATATTAGAAGTATCTAAAACTTACTATGGTAGTTTGAAAGATATTGCTCATAGTTTAATTAAGTTTGAAACTACTCCACTTTCTCAATCAATATCAAGTGGTGAGGTAACAATGACTTCAGCTGAATTAATTCTTCGTGAATGTGAAACATCAGAAATACCAGTTGATTACACGATATATGCATATGCAGTAACACAATCGTGGGATATGGGAATTGGAACAAGGTTTGATGAAATATCTACTGATGGTGTATCTTGGAACTCGGTAAGAACAGGACAGAATTGGTTATCACTTAATAATCATTCATCTGATACAACTGGTTCTTTCAATGGTAAAGGAGGAACATGGTTCACAGGTTCATATTCAACACAATCTTTTTCATATGAATCAGCTGATATCGAAATGGATATCAAAGGTACTATGGATGAGTGGGTTGGTGGAACATTACCAAATGAAGGATTTATATTAAAGTACACATCATCTTTAGAAAATGATACTGAAGATTATGGTCAATTAAAGTTCTTTTCAAAAGAAACAAATACAATATACCAACCTAAAGTTAGAATTGGTTGGGATGATTCATCTTTCTCTACTGGTTCTTTAACAGAATTAACTTCGGATGATATCATAGTAACATTTAAAAGATTGAAGAGTAGATATAAACTAGCAAGTAAACCTACGATTAGAGTTTATGGAAGAGAAAAATATCCTCTTAAAACATACACCAATACATTTTCTTATCAAGATGTAAAATATTTACCATCAACAACACATTATCAAATTAGAGATGTTGTAACAGATGAGATAATTGTACCATTCTCAAACTTTACAAAAGTAAGTTGTGATTCGAGTGGTAACTACTTTAAATTAAATTTAACAAATTGGGAATATAATAGAGATTATTATATTGAAATAAAAGTAAATAGAAGTGGTGTTATAGAATATTTTAAAGATAAAGATTTAACATTTACAGTAGAGAAATAACATGAGTTTACGAGATAAGTTTAGAATAGATGAACTTGTTAAAAAGGGTTCAAAGGCTATTAAGAGAGATTCCTCTGATAAAATTCGTGTGCTCAAAAAAGATGGTAAGGAAGTAAAACCAAGTCAAATAAAATTAAAACCATCAAAACCATATGGTCAAGAACCAATTAGAGGTAAGATTAAAGAACCTAAATTAAAAAGTGATTTAATAGAACCAATTGAAGAAGAAAACATTGAACAAACTTCTTTTAGTGGAGAAACTTCTTCTACACTTGAAAGACCTTATTATAATGAAGAAGAATTAAAAAAGGCTGTTGATATTGAAGTTGATGAGTTAATCAAAGAAGAAAAACCATCAAAAGGTAGATATATTAAATATGATAAGTATGAGACAAAGTTAGATGAGATACAAAATCTTAACGAACAAATTCGTAGACTTGAACTAACAAACGCTGAATACTTAAGAGATATAGCAACTTTAGAAACTAATGTAAATAGTTTAGAAAGTGAAGTTCGTTCAGCACAAGAACAATTAAGAACCTCTCAGGCAGAATTTGAAGCTTTAAAAAATAGATTTGAAGTTCTATTAGCAGACTTTCAAAATGCTGTTTTAAAAGGAACTAAGGAAGGTATAGAAAGAGTATCTATGACTGCTCAAGTAAGAGGATTGGGTGCACAAAAGGAAACACTTGCATCTCAATTAGAATCAGAAAAACAAATTGTAAAATCTTTACAAGGTGCAAATGAAACACTACAAGCAACTATTGAATCTAACAGAGCAATTGCAGAACAACAAATAAAGGCAGCTAATCAACAAGTTCAGGCAGCTCAGGCAACAGCATCATCTGCTGCAAATTCTAAAAAGAAAAAGATTATTTGTGTAGAATTATACAATCAAGGATATATACCTTATGAAATATATAAGGCCGATGAGGATTGGGGTGATATGATGTTTATCAAAGACCCACGATTAGTAGTTGGTTATATGATGTGGTCAAGACCAATTGTTGAATGGATGAAGAAAAATCCAAATCATATTTTAATTGATATGTTTTATCATGGTCTTTCTAAATATTGGTGTGCATGGATGGCAGACCAAATGGGAGTTAAGGTAAATCAAAAACGAATTTGGATTGGTAAATTGATACATACTATATTTGGAAATGGATTTAGTAAGTTTGTATATGATAACTTTGGTGGAGAACGAAGATATAAGGTATTAAAATATTTGGAAGCAAGAAATGGCAATTAAGGGATTCAAAGACATAATAGAAAGAAGAGGATATAAGGTTGAATCTGAAGATAGAAAAATCTTCGAGAAAGAAATCGGTAAATCTTACTTTGGTCTTGGTAATGCAGATATGATTGAATTCATATTATTTGATGCATCAGAGAATCAATTGCCTCAAGGTGAAGATGGTAAATTAGTAAGATATATAAGTTTAGATGAAAAAAATATATCAGAGTACTTTATAATTTCTGAAAATAACTTTACTAAAAAACTAAATGGAGCCTCAGAATTTATAGTTGATATTGAAAAACTAATTAGAGAGGCTGGGTACTCAAGTGGAATATTTAAAACTCAAGTAACCTTACTTAACAGAAGAGCTGGTAAAGAAAATAGTGATACTGATAAACTTTGGATTCATGAGATATCACCGAGTAGAACAGAAATAAGAGTATTACCGATTAAGAATTCAAACAATCCAAATCTTGATTTAGAAAAAAGATATGAAACCTTTACTGAAGAAAAACAGTTTAGAGATGATACTATATATTATGCTAAACAATATATTCAAAATATTACAACAAAAAAGGTTTTAGATTTCTTTTCAAGAATAAAAGGTAAACAAAAGGATACTGAAATATACCATGGATTGATAAGAAAAGAATTTAAAATAGATAGTGTAGAACTTCTTATCAATAGAATTAGAGAAAAGTTTATTGAATCGATAGAATATTTTATTGATGATAGACAGTGGAATATATTTGATTTAAATTATGGTAAACCCACAAATCAATTAGATGTGATTCAATTATCAATAGATGATATTAATCTTGTAATTGAACAATCACTTGGAAATGTAATTGAATTTTATTTACCAAAAAGAAATATACAAGAACAAAACGAATTAACACCAGAACAACAAGTAACTTTTGATGAGGTAAAACAGATATTAAAATCATCTGTTTCTGATAACATATATAAATCAACTGAACCAAATAAAGTTGATGCTGTTATTAGAGGGTGTATGGATAGAAATGCATTAAACTACAATCCAAAAGCAAGAGAAGATAATGGTACTTGTAAATATCCTGAAGAGGTAGAAGAAATTGAAGTAGCGGGATGTACAGATTCATCGGCATTAAATTACAATCCACAGGCTACTAAAGATGATGGTAGTTGTGAATATAAAAATGTAAATCCAACTAAAACAGCTAAATACTATGTTTGGTCATCAACGGCAGAAATGAAATGGAAAATAAATGGTCAACCAGGTGGAAGTAAGAGTGGAATTGAATTCGATTCATTTAACATCACACATGATGTTGGTTCATTTAAATTTAAAGGTGATGTAAGAGAAGTTCCTAAGATACGAGTTCCAAAACCAATAATGGCTAGTTTTAAAATAACGAATCAAAGTAGAAGTAAAGTATTACAACCACCTGCTGTATTTATGAATAGATATCCTGGTGATGAGTATCGAGGTACTGGATTTGGTAATAGAGATAGTTTTGGAAGAGGACCATATGATGAAATCAGATATGGAGAGAGATATTATGATGAAAGACCATTTCCTATATATAGAGGCAATCCATTAACATTTAAGTATAAGGATGCACTTGGTAATATTAAAACAAGTGGTGTAATTCAACCAGGTGGAACTACAACAATATGTGCTCAAGTTAATAGTTTAGTTTTACCAAATGGTTTGATATCAACTGGACTTGGTTCATGTAGTGTTACACCAACACCAGCACCAACTCCAAATATAATTCCTATCGCATCAACACCACGAGGTGGTGGAGGTGGAGGAGGAGGAGGTTCTTTCGAATTCATTCGAAACGAATTTGATGGACCTGAATCAGTAGATGCTAGATATGGTGGGGCTAATAGACCAGCAGAACTTACAAGGAATATAAGATAATGGCTAGAAGAAGAGAATTTGGAATATACGATGAAAATTTCAATGATGGATTCAATGATGGATTCGACAATGGAATAGACCGTGGTAGGCAAGATGTCCTTCTCGAAGATATCAGATTTAACGGAGGTGGAGGAGGAAGTATCTCACGAGGTGGGGGTGGTAGTACAGTAATACAAGGATGTACTGACCCAAAGGCCAAAAATTATAATAGAAATGCAACACGAGATAATGGAAGTTGTGTTTATAATCCACCGCCACTACCTGTTGTTAAAGAAAAAAGTAGAACTGTTTTACTAAACATTAAAGTAGATGGTGGTAAATCTTCTTCTGTATTAGTAGATGGTAAGGCGATAACTTCAAAGAAAAGAGGAGTTCTTCAATTTACTGAAAAAGAATTATTATCACCAAAAACTATAACTGTTTTAGGTGGAGATAAATCACAGGCCAAAGAAACATATAGAGTTAGTGCTATACAAAAAACAAACTCAAAAACAATAAAACCTGTAATTCCAAAAGATTTTGATAATGACCAAGTTCTTGCGGATTTCCAAGATAGAATAAAATTCAGTAAGGATGTAGGATTCAGACCAAACTTTCCTATGGGAAATATCTTTGGTGGTAGTAATCGAAGAAACCCACTATTTGGTTTAGGTGGATTTGGAAATACTAAAATTCCACAAATAGATTACAATAGAGGTACTGTAAGACCTACTCTTGGTATAGCACCATTTATTCCAGCACCAACATTTGTAAAACCTGCATTAAGTTTTGGAACTTTTGAATTCAAATACTATGAAGTTAAAATTGAAAAGAAATTTGAAGATGGTGAATTTAAGATAGTTAAATTAAACAGTAGTGATTTAAAACCTACATTACTAAGAGGTACTTTACCTAAAAAGGCATTATCATATGATTTATTTTTTACTATTGAACAAAGAAATCCTCTTCCAATAGTAAGTTCATTTGATGTTTCTATTAGTGCAAATGTTAGTTCTGATGATATAATATTTTATCAAACAAGTGAAGGTGATGAAGGATATATTACAGATGGTAAATTAAATTTATCTTATAATAAACAAGGAAAAAAACCAACTTGTTATGTTAAGTTTAGTGGAGTTGGTATTAGTGATTATACTCATACAGTTAATTATACATTCAACAGTTCTTCTCAACCTAAAAACGAATCGAGAAATGGTCTTGATACTACGATAAATCTAGCACCAGGTAAAAATAATATACAAGTTAGTGCTGTAAAGAAATCAGTAGTTCCATCCCCAACTACTCCTGTAATAAAAGTTGATAATAGAAATTTAGTTTTTAACATAGCTAATTCCAAATCAATAAACATATCCTATGGAACAGAATATGCTGATAAAGTAATTTACACATTAGGTAAAACAGTAAGAGAAATAAAACCAAGTGGTGTAATTAGTTTAACTAATTCTGATTTTCCAAATGGAGTGGGTAGATATATTTTATATCTCCAACCTGTATCCAAAAGGGGTGGTAGTGGTGAAAACCAAAAAGTAGTAATAACAGTAGAAAGTAGAGCTTATTTACCTGGTCCTGATATTACACATATTAACTTCCCACAAAATATTAAAGGAGCTGATTTTAAAGAATACAATGTAGATTTTGATATTTCTTGGCAATCAATAAATACAAACTACATTCACATATATGTTGATAAAGTATCAGATAAGAACTTTCTTGCTAAAGTTTCTCCACAAGGAGATGCAAGTTTTAATGTTGCTGATATCGTACAAAAAATAGGAGCTGGTTTAGTTCAAGATAGAGATAAATCAGTTTTCAAATTATTATTTATTCCTTACAATGAAGAAGGAGATGAATTAACACCTGGTAAAACAGAAGAGGCAACTATAACATTTGATAAGGGAGATTTAAGATTAAGAAGAGCAAATGTTATAAATGATATAAAGAATGCTTTTATATCTAATGCAGATGAATCTGGTTTTGAAGATTTCATCTCACCATTATTAACTCACTATCTTCATATCGGAGATGGAAGTAATAAGTTAATTGGTACATGGGGAATTGATGATAAAACTTTTTCTGAAAAATATGTTGATGAAGAAACAAATGAAACGAAATATAGAAATATTGAAAAATCACTTGTTTTAAAATTATATGAACCATTACCATCTGATGTAAACACAAACGATAAACTATGGATATCTAAGGTACATTCTATACCTTTAATAGACCAAATAACTATATTAGATGATGTAACTAAACATTGTGTTCCATTAACACCAAACTTTGGATTAGATGTTGGTGATGATATTGGATATCAAATACTTGATGATTTAATAGCAAGTGGTTCAACCTCATCAACTGAAGTAGTTGGACAGTTTGTTTCATCAAGTGAATTTTCTTTAGAAAATTTAGATATTAATTATGTTGATACAACAAAAATAGTTAGTGGTAGTATTTTAGTTGATACTACATATGATTACAATTGGAAAGATTTTGTTAAGTATTCTTCAGCTGAAGAAAGAGTACACAACTTTTATTATAAAATAAAATTAATAAATCAATATGAATCAAGATATGATTTATTAACAAGTGGTTCTGAATGGACTGGTTCTGTATCGGTTAGAAATGAAGCAAAACTACAACAAGAAAAAGTAAACGATTTAAAGAAAGGATTTGATTCATTTGAACAATTCTTATTTACATCCTCATCAGCTGATACTCTAACTTATCCTAAAACAGATAATACTGGTAGTATAATAAATGCATTAAGTTCTTCTGCAGTATCTTGGTACAATGGTGCTGTTGAATCTGCGAGAATATTTGATGATAATAATACTTCTCGATTCACATACAACTTACCACATCATATTCAAAACGATGACAAAGGACAAGAGTTTGTTTTATTCTTTGATATGATTGGTCAACACTATGATATTATTTGGACACATATTAAAGGATTCTCTCAATCTAAAAAATTAGAACACAAGTATCAAGATGGTATAACAAATGATTTAGTTTACCATATGTTAGAATCTCTTGGATGGGATGCTGATATGGGTGTTCAATCACAACTACTTTGGGAATATGCATTTGGTAAACACTCCGATGGTAGTATTGTATCTGAGATGAGTGGTAAAGATAGACAGAGTGAAGTTTGGAGAAGAATACTAAATAACTTACCATATCTGTATAAAAACAAAGGTACTAAACGAGCACTACATGCTGCTATGTCTTGTTATGGAGTTCCTGCTTCATTATTAACTGTAATGGAATTTGGAGGACCTAAAGACCCAACAAGTTCAGGTACAACTAAATTTACATTTGAAGATAGAACGGCATCTATAAACATAAGTGGTAGTCAAAGTATAGATATCCCATGGAAACAATATAGTGGAACTTCGGAACATCCAAATTCAGTAGAGATACGATTAAACACCGAACATAAACAAGACCAACAAATAATAAGTGGTAGTAATTGGAGTTTAAATTTATTAACTGATACTGGTTCTCATGCTAGAGTGGAGTTAGTAGTTGGTTCACAATCATCTTCAACAGACCCAATGCCTATTTACAATGATGAATACACACAAATAGTTGTTAATAGAACAACAGGTAGTTCAGATGTATTTGATGTATTTGTAAAAGAAGGATTCCAAGAAAGAATAAGAAATGAAGTATCTGCATCACTAACAACATCAGAAAAAGGTTGGACAAGTGGTTCTTATATTTCTATTGGTGGTAGTAATATATTAAGTTCAGTAGATGAGTTTAGATTATGGACAACTGCATTATCACAATCTAAAATAGAAAACCATACTTTGTTACCAGATGCAATAGATGGTAATCATGTTTCTTCATCAACAGAAGATTTGATATTCAGATTAGATTTTGAATATCCTAAAAACAGAACTGACGTTGCAAGTGGAGGTGACCCATTCATTAAGAATGTTTCTATAAATCGTTCATATAATGAATCATATGTAACTGCTTCTAACTTCGATAACATTAGTTCATATCCATATCATTATACACCATATGATAGAACAGTAACCGCTGATGTTCCATCAAGTGGATTTAATGTTGGTAATAAGTTAAGATTTGAAACTCAAACAAAAATATCAAATCTATCATATAGACAAAGAGCAACAAGAAAATCATATGACCAATCACCGATTGATTCAGATAGATTAGGATTATTCTTTTCACCAATAAAAGAGATTAATATGGATATTATAAAATCTCTTGGTGAGTTCAGTATAGATAACTACATTGGTAATCCACAAGATGAATACTCGGATGAATACTCAGAATTAAGACAATTAAGAAATTACTACTTTGATAGATTCAATTTAAATCTATATGAGTATATTCAACTTGTAAGATATATTGATAAATCATTATTCGAAACATTAGAATCACTTGTACCTGCAAGAGCAAAAGTATCAAGTGGATTATTAATTGAACCACATATACTTGAAAGAAATAAAACTAAATGGAATAGACCACAAGGTGAAAATAAACAATATGAAAGTATAATTGATGTTGAAGAAGATATATCATTAAATTCAACCAATCCACAATATACAATGAGTTTGGATGTTGAAAATGTTGTATCATTAGAATCTGATAATATTCAATATGAATCATTAATTACTGCAGAATCTGATATTAACTTAGATAGTGAAATAAAAAATTATGAATCATCAATTGATGCAGAATCCGATGTATCTTTATTAGGTGAGATGACTGTAAACTCTGGTTCAACAATGGGTGGAATTGATTTCACTATTAATACTAAAGAACTTGGTAGTAGTAGAGTTAAACAATTTGAATCAAGTAAACTTGAATCAATAGGAATGGAAGATGATTCTATATCAAGATTAGGATTTGGATTATATGGAGAAAATGGTAGTGCACAAAGAACATTTATTGATAAATCTGGAAATACAAAAAAAGAAAGAGTAAAAATATATCTCTTGAAACAATCATACACAGAAGATGTACCACAAAATATAGATTCAAATGATTCATCAAGAGGTGTTGAATTAGTAACACAAACAAAATATAGATATAAAGTAAATATTTTACCATTCACAGGTTCAGATGGAAATGAAACAAGTTCATCTGTTGTTGGAGATATTGTAGAGGCTACGCCTCTTGATGGATATTTCCCATCTCATTATAGAAATGTAGGAGATTTAACAAGTGGATTGGAAAATTCATTCTTTAATGGTTCAAAACAAACAAGTGCAACTACTTTAGATGGTAGTTCACCTGTTCAAACATTTACTACAAATCCGAATACATTGAAAGTTTCTGATAGTGGTAGAGGAAGTGGAGAACCAATTTTAGAAGTAGATTAAACGATTTTATAAAATAGTTATATTTATATATTGAATAACATTAACAAGGAATTTAAATTATGGCTTATTTAGATAACACCGAAATCACAGTAGATGCGATTCTTACTAAGAAGGGTAGAGAGAAATTAGCAGCTGGACAAGGTTTAAACATCACGAAGTTCGCTTTGGGTGATGATGAAATTGATTATACCCTTTACGAACCAGCACATCCAAAAGGAAGTGCTTATTATGATGCTTCTATTAAGGCAATACCTATTACTGAAGCTTCACCAGATGAAACTCAAGTACTAAGATACAAATTGGTAACTTTACCAAAAGGAACAACTAAGATTCCTAAAGTTGAGTTTGGAGTCCCTTCGATTTCTACAACTCAAAGTGGTGGACAGGTAAATCTTTCACCAACAACTTCCCCAAGTGGTAATACACAAAGTGGATATACTGTAATTCTTTCTAATAAGAATGCAGGTTCTATTGTTGGTAGTGGTTTAGCAGAAGGTGGTTCAACCCCAACATTCTTAGGTGATGAATTAACTGCAACTGCGGCAATAGAAACAGGATTAGAATTTACATTTATTCCAAATCCAAATATTACGGAAACAATTAAAACAACTATTACGGTTTATGGTAATGAAACTGGTGGTTCACAATCTATACCAGTTACAGTAACATATGTACAACCAAGTTAATAACGGAGAAATATAAAAATGGCACAAATTTCAGGACAGGCAGGAGCAAACTTAACCCAAGAGTTGGCGAATTATTTATCTGCTCAACAAGGACAACTTACTTCCGAACAACTTGCATCAATCATTAACCAATATCTTGTTGGTGGTGATAAGTTAGCAGGACAGGGTGGTAATGTTACTACGGGGGTTTACAAACGATTTACAGAGTTTGACCAAATTAGTGGTAAAGTTGAAGTTGTTACAACAGGTCTTTGGAGTGGTGATACTGGAAGTTTAACATCTTTCTTTACTTCATCAACTCAGGCAGTTGCAGCGAGTTCAAACTATTACTTAAATGTATATGATAAAAATCCAGCATCTGATACATCAGCTGCTGTACAATATGCAGTATCATATGGACACAGATTAAATAGTGGTTCAGTATCACTAAGTGTTTCTGATTCATCTACACTCGCATCAAAAGCAACATATGCACAATATCGTTCAATTCTTTTAGACCAAGATGATAACCAATTTACATTTGTTTCATCATCGGCTGCAGGAACTCATGATTCAGATGACATCTATGTAATCAATGTATCACGTGCCAGATACAAAGAGAAAATGGATGCAGGAAACTGGTCATTGAAATTAAGTGGTTCAAATGGTATTTCAACATTTATTGATGATAGTGGAAAGAAATTCTCAGATAGAGTTGGTAAGGCTGGTAGAATATTTAATGTAGGTAGTGGTTCATTGAACTTAGGTTCAGAATCAGAGGCTACTGTTAATTCACTTACCGCATCAAATGGTGAAGGTATTGGATTATTTTATCCTGACCAAGGTTTAGTAATTCTTAACCCTGTAGCAGTTCATAGTATAATTGGAAAATCAATTGATAGTGGTTCTGTTCAAAATGCATCTCTTTATAGTGGAAATGCTTATGAAGGTAAAAATCAATTCTTATTACATGAGGCTATAAATGGTGGTGGAGATTTTGAGGCAAGAAGAACAGAAAATGTTTCTACTTCACACTACTTCATAAGAGCAACAAATAGAGAATTTAACTTCTCTAATAACCCAACATTCGTAACAGGTTCAGATGGTTCATTCTCAGAATCAACATTTGAGAAAGACCCTAAAACATTTATTACAACTGTTGGTTTATATAATGATTCAAATGAAATGATTGCAGTGGCTAAAACATCACAACCAATCCCTAAATCATTCGATAAAGAAATCTTAATCAAAGTTAAACTTGATTTCTAAAATATCTTAATTTTTAAAATAACCCCACTTCGAGTGGGGTTTTTTATTTCTACATATTTATATAGAGGAGTAATATCAGTATGTTAAAAACAATACAAAAATCAAGTGTTAACAGACGTGCCTTTGAAGTATATAAAAAATGGCAGGTTAATCAATCTCAATATGAGATAGTTTCTGCCTCAGTAGAGACTGGTTTCTTTGATTCCGATACTTTCACTTCACAAAGTGGTATAATTACTCACTCTTTATATCGTTCAATCAAATCCAAGTATTACAATCAAGGTGTATCTCTTATTGAACTATTTGGTGATATAGAAGATTTACAAAGATTATCAGTTGATAGAAATATTGGTAATAGTGTTTATGTTCTTGCACTACCTCAAAATTTATATGGTGAACAACTAAAAAAAGAATCAATTATCTTACAAGATAATGATAATGAATCTGTTTATGCAGATGATGGTCATGGTAACATAGTTTCCGATACTCCATTATATACCTTAATATCAATCGACTTCCATACAGGAGAAATTATAATTAGTGATTTTGATGGGGAGGTTTTTAATGGTACTATAACTGATTTAGATTTAAATACTGGATTATCAACTTTAACATTTGGTTCTGATACTGATGTTGTAGAAATAGTTAGAATTGATTTTCAACAAGGAATTATAAAAACATCACAACCTTTAGATTTTGATGGTTTATCAATAGATGAACAAAAATATGGAAATGTATTTTATGATGATGGGTTGTTGGTATTTAGTAATGTTCCTCAATTTTCTAATTATGTTTTAGATTTTAGAAGTACAAAAACAATATATGAAACAGAAGTTTTAATTAATGTAAAGGCTGGAGAATTTAACTATTCACAAAATCCTACAGCTGTTCAAGTAACATTAAGTGGTTCATATGACTTTGAAACAACACCTGTATTTAACTCATTCCCAGCTGGAACTAAAAAAATTAAAGAAGTTTTAGATATAAAACGAAGAGAATTTTTTAGTGGTAGTGTTGACCAAACTGTAAGTGGTTCTTGGGATGATTATTTCTCATCAGCTTCAGTAGACCCAACAGGTTCATATTTATCAACATATATAACAACTATTGGTTTATATGATAAGGATGGTGATATGATAGCAGTTGCTAAATTACCAACACCAATAAAGAATTTACCAGATTATGATTTGAACTTTATTGTTCGTTTCGATACTTAATCTATATTTATATTATACAAAGGAGATACTAATTATGGCATCAATACAAGATTTATACAACAAATCAGAATTTTCAAAATTAGCAGATGGTGGAAAAGATAAAACTCCATTATCAGCTGATGAAGGAAATAAACTTCACAAAGATGATAAGGCACTTGCTAACGCAAGAGGCGGAAAATTAAATCAGAAAAAGTACTCTGATTCAGTTTCACGATAAAAACAAAATTTTGAGTTTACTCATTAATCACGCTCAGAAGTGGGCTTTTATTCATATTCCTAAAACTGGTGGAACATCAATTAGTTCTGTACTTCAAGAAATAGAAGGTACAGAAAGAATTACTATGCATGATTCTATTCGGGCATTACCAGACTCACCCAATTATTTCATTTTTACATTTGTAAGAAATCCATTTACACGATTACAATCTGCATTTCAACATGGAGTTAGGAAGGGAGAATATATAAACGATTTTAGTAAATTTTTAAATTTAAAATTAGATTCAGATTTATGGTTATTACCACAATACTATTTTACAACAGCTGGAGTAACTGAAAATAAGAATGTTAGTTTTATAGGAAAATATGAAAATATAGAAAAAGATTCTATTACGATATTTAATAAATTAAAAATAGATAAAAAAATACCACATCTTAATAGGAATCCAATTTATGATAAACATCCAAACTTGAAACAGCATGATTTTTACAAACATATGTATCGAGAAGAGTGGATGAAAGATTGGGTGAGAGAGAGGTATAAAAATGATTTCAAGATTTTTAACTATGGGTTGGACATATAACGGAAAATCAATTACAGAAATATCTGATATGCCAGAGGGGACTATCGGATTCATATACAAAATTACAAATGGATTAACAGGTCAATACTATATTGGCAAGAAATCCTTATATTCACATCGAACACTACCACCACTAAAAGGTTACAAAAGAAAACGAAAAGTGGTAAAGGAATCTAAGTGGCAAGATTATCGTTCATCCAATCCATCAGTACAATTATGGTTTAAAGAAAACGAATTTGCTTTATTAGAAGATAGAAGAAGTGATATAAATGATACTCTAAATCTACAAATACTTAGATTTTGTAAATCTAAGAAGGCTTTAACCTATTATGAACTACAAGAACAGTTTTCAAATAATGTACTTGCAGATGAATTATCATTAAATGATAACTTATTAGGAAAGTTTTTTAGAAAAGACTTGGAAATTACAGAATAATTTCGTATATTTGTATTGTTAAAAGTATAATTATGCTCTCACATCACGAGAAACAAGAAGTTGTAAACATACTAAATGATATTTTAGGGCCTGGTACATCTATGAAAAATGATGAACAGGCACACTATTGTCCTTTTTGTCATCATCATAAGAAAAAACTACAAGT